AAATGGGCTCACCGCAGTCAATGTCGGGAATTGCCCGGTGCCAGTACTGGGCGCCGAACAGTTTGGACTGTTGCCGCCGGCTGAAGATGCGGAAGTTCCAGTCCATAATGTTCGCCGCGTGCGCCACTAACAATCCCGCTGGGCCGCAGCCGAGAATTGCTACACTCTTAGTCATTTTGACTCAACTGCCCTTTCGCAGTCAATGTGTTTCTTTTGCCACTTTCGGAATGCTTTGTCTCTGTCGCCAAACCCGATGAACCGATCCAAGCAAATCGTACACGTGTAGACGTAGTGGGGTTTTGTGCTTCTGTCTATCACTTTCAGCCCTTTCCAAGTCGCAGTGGAGGCAGAGCCATCCGTGCTTGGTCCAGACCATAGTACATCCACATCGGCAAAGCATGTCGGCTCCAATCTGTAGGGGCAGGTTTGGGTCCTAGGTACCCAGCAGAGCTGCCGTGCTAGCTATTCGGGGGACGACCCAGTCTGTGTTTGCGCACTACACGTCCTGGCCACAGGTTGCCGACCTAACCCATCTGGGGATGGGTCAATCTGGGGTAGTGGGCGCTGCTTCCGCTGACCCCGATTAGCCACGGGGAATACCAGTCGACTTTGCGCGCGCATGGCGTGTTCTCGCTTTACACCATCAGGTTGATCCACAGACACCCACTACCGGCTCAGAATGGAGGTTCGCCCTCTCCAGCACCTACGGGAATGGCTTCAGAGGCATCAATGTCCTCATCCTCGTCATCCTCGTAGTCCTCATCATCCTCGTCGTCTTCATCGTCCTCATACTCGTCATCGTCGTCATCGTCGCCGTCAGACAACATGTCGTCATCTTCATCGTCGGTGTCGTCGACACTTTCCGGCTTTGGGCCGGTATAAGGCAGATACTGGCTGATCTCAGGACGGTAATTGCCCTGGAGGTCGCTGCCGGCCTTGGTAACAACTTGGACTAGCAATTCGCCGTTCGGTGAGCCGACGGTGTACTTGCCGATCTTCTTGACGTGGAGTTGCTCGTCGCCGTTCCGGTTTGCTTCCTTCTTGGCATAGGGTCCGTTGGGCGGCCAGAAAGCAGTTTCGATCGCACGCTTCTCAGCATCACTGCCGTCGGTGAGCGCATGAAGGAAGCCATTGGAGAATGACTCGCTGCCTTCAATGATGTTGAGACCGTCCCAGATCGGTGCGCCAAAGTACTGCTTCGCACGTTCGGGTCCGCACACTTCCAGCAACACGGAAATGCGCGGCTTGCCGTGGTTTTCACCCTGGGCCTTGATCGCACCAATCGTCATCCGCTTGACCTTGGCGACGTAACTGCCCTTGGGCAGATCTGGTCCCTCATAGCCAATCCCGCCAGTCGATGGCGGTACACCCTTGCCGTCGATGTCCCACTTTACGCGCATGGGTTACTCCTCACTTTCATCATCATCGGTTCCAACACTTACCAACTGAACTTGCCGGTCGCCGTTATCTGCTTTTGGCTCCCGCACAAGCTTTGAATTTGCCTTCTTGGGCGGCACGATCGGACCTGGTTGCGGAGTCGGCTTTGGGCCGGCTTCAATCAATTCGCGCACCTCCTTCAGAGACAAATTGACGGTGCGCGGCTCAAGGCAGCGCGTCCTGTCCTTAGCCATCACGGCTTTGCTTGACTTCCACTGGATTACGCGGTATTCCTCCCACTTTTGCTCGCCGGCATCCTCGCCAGTCTTACGACGACGCACCGACATATGGCCGAAACTGGTCATCCAGCCGCACGTTTTCTTGGCGTACTGCGTACCCTTGCCTTGGAGCATAGGCAGAACCACTTTCTCGCCGTCCTCATTCTCCTCATCCTGCTGGAGAGCTGAGTAGATACAGTTCACTTCCAAACTGTTGAACGCCTTCACAAGCTTCTGGAACTTGTTGTAGTATGGCTGCCAGTCCCCAATCTGAGGAATGTCTGGGTCCCTGGCGGGGTTCATAGCACGAGCGTCGTCCAGGACCTTGCGCATACACATGTCCTGCATTTCCGTCAAACTGTCGAGGAACACCCAGTTGAACGGAATTGGGTCCTGCGTATACAGCCACTCGTATGCGGCGACGATGTCGGTCCAGCCGTTGATCTTCCACTTCATAGCGGAACTGCCGAACCGTTTAGCACTTAGGGTGCCGTTGTCTTCAGGCGCGATAACGAGCACGTCATCGTCGCTACAGCCGAACACCGTTTTGCCTACGCCTGAGTCAGCGTAGATGAGCAGGTTGACAAATTCATCCTCGTCTTGAAGAGAGATGATATTGTCGGGGAACGTAGTTGTATCCATCAAAGCCACTCCAATTCCTTGTTTGGTTTTTCATCCATTTTGATTACGTACGCATCAATCTCATTCACCATCCTAACCAAGTTACTCGCATCGGCCTGACTGATTCGTTTAAGTGCGGCTAGCCTAAGCACTCTGGTTTTGAAAGATGCTAGCTCATTTGCTCCCTTATCCTTGAGCCGCGCTACCATCACCCACCTCACTGTGCTCCAGTTTCTTTTCATCATGGTCCGCATAGGGGTCCACTTTGATCATCGTGGACTCCTTGAAGTACTCAGTATCCCCGCCAGCCTCGTCAATCTCGCACAGGTCAAAGAACTGGCAGAAGTAGCAATCTCGCTGCGTGTTCTTCAGAATGGGGAGTCGGCCTTCACGTACATCGGCCATGACCCGTGCTTCCTCCGAGATACGGACGATTGAGCGCTGGCGTTCCGCAGGAGTACGCGGAACAAAGTGGCGCACAAAGATCGGCGTATCTGTAGGCTCACCGAGCACTTTGATGTCATAGGTCTGGCACATTTCCGCCAGATCCTTCTTCAAGAGCTTCTCAATCGGCTTGTCCTTGGGAGTGCTTACGCCGTCGCCATACTGGATGCCTTCAGCCCAAAGTGCGTCGATATAAGCCTGTTTGAGTGGCTCTTTGTATTGGTTGCCCTTGCGGATGAAGTTGTACTCCATGCCCTTGACGACCTCTTTGTCGCCAATCAAACCCTGGTATCTGAGTGCGTGCGTAGCAACAGCAATGTACCCGCTAGCCTGCGTATCCAAAGTGAGGTGGTATAGCAGGATCTGGTTAGCTGTCTTGTGGTCTACCATCTTGACCTGGCCGTCGTTCAGATCACGGAAGCACAGGTCAAACACGCCGACAAAATTGACGATGGGTTTGAAACCGCGCCTTCCCTTTTCAGACTTGAGCGGTTTGAATCTGACGTCAGGTATCAGGACGCTGAATTTGCGTTCGGCATCTAGCACATCCCAGTGTGGGTCGCCTTTGTAGCGTTCGACATACCCATCCATCAGATCGACACCAAGTTGTCGAAAGTCCACCCACTTTACTACCAATTCCTCGTCGACAGTTTCCTGGGTCTTCAGTTTGGCGATCTCATCCTTGGCCAGATCATCGAACGTGTCAGCCGGATGCGGGCCACGCTTCAAGCCGGGGAGGTAGTACTCAGCCAGCGCAATGTGGATAAGAGTACCAAACTCGGCTGCTGTGGCGTACTTTGGCGCTCTCGGAGCCAGACACTCAACGTTGCCCCACCACCACTTCTGGGGACAGCGCATGAACGCATTGCGTTCGCTGGAACGCAGTTTGGGCAGTTCTCCGTTGGTCATGGCGTCCAATTCTCACCCATGTAGTTCTTGATATTGCCGCCGTGTAATGGGCTCCAGTGCTTCCATTCTGGCAGATTGTCGTCGTAGCACTGGCGCCACTTGAAGCTGATCTTGTCCTCGCGTGGCCGGCGCACCCAGTCTGGGAACTTGTCCTGCAGATAGTCACACGATTCGATCTTCAGCGAGTTTGTCGACGCATCCTCCAAAGCCGCGATACCACCTGGCTGCCAGCGGGCACCCATCGACGCCGACTTTGCGCCCAGATGAATCATCCACGGGTAGCCCTCCACGATTCCACGGATCATCAAATCCGCATCGTCGGTCATCCGTAGCTCTTCATCGTAATTGCCTATGTCGATGGTGTTTTGGACGTTGAGCCCAAAGATACGGAAGATGGATGAGGGACAGATGACGACGTCGTTGCGCAATTTGCCTTTGATCCCTAGCATCAGATCCAGGTA